GTTGGCATCCTTGTAGGGGCTGGTTCTGGCAATGAAGAGCCGATCGTGTGGAAAGAGACTCGCACAGTCTTGTGCTGCTTGGATTCCGGCATCATCATTGTCAAAGAGGAGGATGATCTCCTCGAACCCCATCAGCCACTTGAGCTGGTGCTGGAGGGCACGCTTGGCGCCCTGGGCTCCATTGGGAACGGAGACCACCGGCCAGCTGTTGCGGACCTGAAAGACACTGAGACAATCGAACTCACCCTCTGTGATAACAATGGACTTACCCTGTCCCCAGAGTTGTTGTCCAAACAGAGTGTGGTCTTCGTTCTTTCCTACCCACCGAAAATCCTTTTCAACATCACGAGCTTTATACGCAATGAGCTGTCCAGATTGTGAGTAGTAGGGAAACTGAATAACCTTCGAATCCCTATCAAGGCGAACGTTGAATTTGCGGCAGGTTTCTTCAAGGAGGTTTCTGGTCCGAAGGGGAACGATGTCCCCAGTTAGTTCCATGATGCGACGACTGCTGTGGGGGCGGGTGATTGGATTGTCTGAGCCGGCGTCCCAGTGACCGCAGGAGAAGCAATACGAATGACCATCAGTGTAGAGGCCATTGGCATCGCTACTCCCGCAAACTGGACAGGGCTCATGCCTCACGAACTCTGATTCGGAGTCATGCTGTCGAACCATTCGATGGGAAGGTCGTAGGAAGGGGCCCACAAAAACCCGTGCTTCTCTGCCCACTTAGCGTAGGTAGTCTTGCTGGTCTTTGTGAGCGTATTGTATGGGGCTTGGAACACCAGACGAATGTCCCGATCAGGGTTCTGTTTCTTGACGGCAAGCATCTTCCTTCGATCCTCAGGCTTGAAGTAGCCCTTGGCCTCAAGAATAATACCATTCGGCAAGATAAAGTCTGGTGTGTAAACAGCTGAAACGGTGTAATTGAGACGGAGTGTCTCATACTCAAACGACTGTCCGTTAAGTTCGAGCCACCGGGCCAGCCTCTCTTCAAGTCGGCTCCGGTACTTTGGCATCAGAACGGAAGATCGTCGTCTTCGTAATCAGAGGGGCCAGGACCGGGGTCTTCGGAGGGTTCAAAAGCAGGGCTATCAGTCTTGAATCCATCCGTCTTGCCAAAGAGAGCTGCCACTTTAGCTTCATCCAGCCCGCCGCTGTCAGAGCCTCCAGAGCTAACCAGCTTGAGAATCTGAGCCCCTCGTACCTTGAGGGAACATCCAACCTTAGTGCCAAAAGCGTAGGGGCGAAGATCAATGATTAGTTTGACAACCGTACCCTTCCAGATCTGTGTTTCAAGATCAATGGGTACGCCATCGGTGTCCACCCAGGGGAACATAGGAGACGAAGCATCTCCACCGTAGGAGTACTTAACAAGTCCCTCCTCGTCCCATTTGGGAAGCTCTTCCAGGCAACGCTTTCCTCCAAGTTCGCTCTTCTTCAGGGCAACACCCTTTTGAAATGCTTTGTCGAACTTAGGCAGGTCCTCTTCAGAGATGCGGAAGCTGATGGTACAGTTGTTGAACTTTCCAGCAGGCTTCAACGCATTGATGTAACCTTCAAGCGTTGTGGTGATGATGAAACGGCCTTCAGACACAAGTAAATAGCGATGGGACATTAACGAGTTGTTGATCAGTCTTCGGTGGAAGGAAGACCCTCAAGCTCAATGTTATCGATCAGGCTTTCCAGATCCTCTTCAGCAAAGCCTTCGTTGACGATGTCGTAGCCAACCTCATAGGCAGCCAGACAACCATTAACACCAAGACCTTTGGAAGCAGCGATCACAAAAGCAGCATCACCCAGAAGCTCACCAAGATACTCAAAGAAGGTCTGGTCAATGCAGGCTCTATTCTCCTCGTATTCCGCATAGAGAAACTCAACAACATGGGGGTTGAATCCAGTCAGCTCAATGGCTTCGTTGATGTTTTCTTGAATAGGAGTTGATTGATCCATGTTTAGCAAAAGAAGTAAGCGGAGTTCTGAACATCATTGATGTCCAGGGTGTTTTGCATGACACTTTCGTCGAACTCTGCTCCAAGTGATTCCGACCACTCTTTCAGGATCGGCCTTGAATAGATCTCAACGAACTTGTCTCGTATGGCAGTGGCCATCTGTTCCATGTCGCAGGACCTGCCAAGAACACAGTCGTGTATGACCGTAAATGGTTTGGTCCAGTCAGCAAAGACCAGATGTAGAAGGGCAGCATCAAGGCTGTGGATCAGGTTGGGGCTAGAAGCAGTTCGGGCCTTGTTGGTGTCAACTGTTCGATCCTCCCATTCCTTGTTGAGCCAGGTCTGGACCCGTTGACCAAGAAGACGCGTCTGGACGGGCTTCAGTTCCATCTTCCGATACTCTTGGACCACGGTGAATCCAGAAGGGGTGACCCACTCAATGGTGGTGTTTCCTTCCTTCATCTTCTGACCAGCAACCCTTTGGATGAACTCCATCGACGCACAAGGACCGGCAAAGACCTTCCTCACTGCGTACCGATAGACGGCCTTGACGATGGCCTGGAGTTCACCCTTCTCAAGCTCCACACCTTTGAGTTCCTGTCGGATGTAGTCCCTTGCGCTTTTCTCTGTGACCCCATAAGGAGTGGTCATGACGGTGCGCTTGGTTAGCTTACGGTTCATCAGGTGGTGGAGATGATTTGGAAGGACCTCTTTGGCCTTCTCAGCAACGATAGCATATCCATCAGACGGCTTTTGGGTGGGAACCACATTGACCATCTGAGCAGCTGTCTTATCAAGCGCAAGGGCTGACAAGTGTTGGAGACCAGAACAAGTAGCATCAACAGACACAGGAAGACCAGAGGTTGTCTTTTTCTTTGTGATCACACACTGGTGATACTCAAGGACAGCAGCCAAGAAACACCAGGGTTCCTCAGCCTTTGACCATTCGGAGATTGACCCCTCTGGATCCTCAGCGATTCTGCTGATCATCTCATGGTTTGATCGAGTCCAGTTGATTCGATCCTCCATCGTTGCTTTGTCCAGTCCCTTTGTGGTAGCAACCTGAAAGGCCAACCACCACTCATTGACGGGACCCTCCTCATTGAAGTAGATGAGGCTCTTGTCGAAGTCAGTTCCCTGAGGACTGAGGCTTGTGGGAATCGGATAGCACCGACCCCGGAAGTCAAATGACCAGGGAATCCAGAAGACATCGTCCTTGTACTTGTTGGCCACAAAGACTGCCTCTGTGGTCCGGTAGTTCTTCTGTGCCAGTCCAGCGTTCCTGTCTTCGATCTCTGTTCGAGTCCGGCGATAGTTCAGCTTGTCTTCCTCGGAGGCTGATTCCCAAGGGTCTGGCTTTGGCGGTGGAGGTGTTGGCTCCTCGGCTCGGAACTTCCCCACAGTGATGCGGCGTTCCATACAGAAGTTGGCTACGTCAAGGACGCGGTGGTTGATCCGGTAGGGGACCTTCTGGAGACGGTTCAGCATGGCGAGTGCCTGGCTTCCCCGTAGAGGCAAGTGCCTTTTTTTGTAGCGGTCCCCTCGTACCAGTGTTGTGAGGCGTCTCAGTTCGTTGGTGAGGTACCCACCAGTGCTCTCCGTGCTGTCCCCCGACCAGTCGTTGGGCTCACACACCATGGGCCACATACAGGCAGCAAAGGCCTCAGCACGCTCCATAAGCGCCTCCTGGGCCTTTAGGAACTCCGGTTGGTACACCAGGATGTTCTGGGTCTTCTGAGCCCCCACACGGACGCAGCTCGTGGTTACCCATTTAGTGGCCTCACACAGGCGATCAAACAACCATCCACCAACGAGCACCTTGACGGCAGACGGCCAGCGTGGTGCCTGAATCGCGTTTTTCCTCATGGTGGCCCGGTAGCGTTGGACCCGATAGGAGTAGCCCTTGTTGTGGTGGATGTGTCTCTTTGCCTGTTCAAACAGCTCCTTGTGTTTGCTATGAAAGTCATCCAAGAGGATCTGATCGTAGACCAGTGTTCCTATGTGATGAGTCACAACGGCATAGGTTGGTTTGTTTAACCCACGCCTGCCAAGAATGTCCAACACACACTTGGCGGTGATCAAAGCAAGGACACACGGATCACAGTTCTTGATGACCATTACCGCTGCTGCCTTGTCTGAGGCCCATCCACGGGTGATGTGGCTGAGCTTCTTTTCGATCTCCTCTGTGATCTTTTGAAGGCCGCTGTTGATGAACGCCGACCCATAGACAGTAGAGCTGGCATAGGACCGCTCTTCAGCCGTGCGTGTGCGTTCCCGAAGCCGCTTGATGGCCTCCTGTCTTGCTTCAAGTTCTCGATGAAACTGACGATCGAGTTGTTGACTGGTTGCCATGTATCAGTTGTGGTTGTGTGTCTCCAAGATCAGCTGCCTCATCCTTCTGGTCATAAGGATGTGCGAAAGGTTCTTGATCAGCTCCTGGGTTGTGTTGATCTCTTCTTCAGCCCCTTCGATGCCAAGCTGGGCGTGAAGGAGACGCTCTGGATGAACATCAGGCAGCTCTTCCATGTTGCCATCGTTGTCCACATCATGGGTAGAAAGAATGTCCGAGTGAAGATTGAGTTTGGCACCAATGTCAATGAGTTGATCCAGGGCCAGGTGCATTAAGCTGTGAATCGTTTCCTCATACAGCTGCTGATTCGGGACGGAGTAGGCCATTTATTTGTGGGTGTCGTGATGCTCGGTTGAACGCTTGGTAGGCCAGCATGATTGCCAGACCCTTCTTGTTTAGGTAGCTGTATTGGTGGATGTTGTTACGCTTTGCTAGCTGTCGCAGCTGCCTCCACGTCAAGACATCCTTGAGATGATCTGCTAACTCCTCCGGGTTGGGAAGGTGTTGGCGGCTTGTGAGTCGCAAAGCGGATTGGAAGTCCATTCGGGTTCAAGAAACAAGTTCAAGGATAGAATGTTCTGTGACGGATTGAGTTCCGTTATCGAAAGGATTGCGTGGGACTTGTTGTGGGCCATCACACAGCCCTTGGTTCCGTCTGGATAGGAGTAGGACCATGCTCGGAGGGTCATGTGATGTTGCCCTCCAGCTCGGTGGCGATAGAGAGGAGCTTGTCGCGCACTTTGCAGTGATTACGGATGGCGGCAAGTGACAGTGATTTTTTGTCGATGTCGTTTGGCTCCGGTACCAACTGATCGGCAGCAGCGCGGAGGGCGGCGGCTACACCAGTCCTAAAGCGTTGGTGAGTGGCATCAGACCACGCATTAGTTGCGGAAGCATTAGCGGCATCCAACACCGCCTGCGCGGCGGGGGAGAGGTCAGTCATCGGGAAGGGCCTCCAGGGCGCGGCGAATGGTGTGTATGGCATAACAGTGGTTGAGAAGGGGCATATCGAGATGCTTATCAACCCATGCCAAAGCATTCATTGCTTCATCCTTCAGGCTCGGCGGCTTGGGGCGGCGGGCGGCGCGAAGTGCCTCATGTTCGTGTTCGTGACCTTCTAACTTCAGCCACTCACAGCACGCCTCCAGCTCCTGATCCGCACCCCATTGGGCGGCGCGGGCGGCGATGAACTCCGTGCCGAGGCAGTTTGGCTTGGTTTCTGTGTATTCAGTCATCCACTGCTGCACCAGCTCCGGCGGTGGGGTGATAGTGTTCATCGCTCGGCCTCCTGCTCAATTGCAAAGACAAGCGCAGGTGGAAAGTAGACATCGGGATTGCTGGTCATCCACGCCGCCACTTCGCGGATCGCGGCACGGGCCATGGGGCGCAAACCTACTTCATGCGTCAAAGCGTCTTCCACTAACTCTACCAACTCTGACGGTTTGGTTATGGATTGGGTCACTTTGTCAACCTCCAGCAATAATAAAGGTGTGCCAGTTGGATGTCCTTTTTGATTTGCAATAGGTGTTTCTGACCCGTCATTGCAGCTGCCCTAAAGATCTCTACCACCATCATCCTTTCTTTAGGTAAGAGGCTGTCGCTGCCCCTGCGTTTGATCTTTTCAATGATCCGCCCTATCTCAGGTGGATGGTTGTTGTGATCAGGTCGTTCGGCTAGTGCTGGCATAGTATGATCAATCATGGGTGATGAGGCTGGGAAAGCTGGACAGCGAGTTGATAAAAACTGCCTCTTGATCGAACTGTTGGCAGTACTCTTTTGCTATCCGGTGAACATCAATGGCATCAAAGTAGTGCTCGCTGATGATGGTCACGATAGAAGCTGATTCCCTTTCGCCCTTCCAATAGCCTACACCATCGGTGATCGAAAAGGATTGGAAGCGAGGCACCACGCTATCTCGAATGAACTTGTTGAATTGTTCATCTGTGATCCGACTTGTTGCCTCGTGACCAAGCTGTGGCGTTGGAATGTTCCTGCCAAAGTAAATCAGATAGGTTGTTGCGGTTGTTGGAAGCATTAGTTTTTGGGGTCGTGGTCTTCGAAGTAAACAAAGGGAAGATAGTAGGGGCGATCACCCCTCTTTGATGACCCTTTCGATTTCTTTGACGATGACCTGGGCGAATCCGACTTTGTAGGCGTAGGAGTGGTCTTCATCCCTTAAAGTTGCGTTGAGTCGATCACAGAGCTGTAGCAGTTGCTGTTGCTGTTGCTGTTGTTGAGAATTGCTCTCATTAACAACCCTTAGATGACGAACCTTGGCTGTGTCAGAAAAGACGTAGGCCGCAGCGTCAGCATCAGGGTAGACTGTGGTTGGTGTTACATCCATGATGGTTGTTTGGTGTTGAAACGATGGTTTCTTTAAACCCTCAATAGTGTGCCTCCGACCAATCTAATTGATCGCTGTACTTTGAAATGGCATCGTAGCACTTAACTCTCATGCCCTCATCAGCGCCCTTGATAAAGTCAAAGACATGACGTAGACGCTGTTCAGGATGTGACAGGATTCGCTTAATTTCAGCCTGCTGGCGAGTGTACGCCGCATTGTAGGCGAACATCTCACGATCCTCAATGCTCATCGTGTGGAACTTGCGGGTCATCGGTTCGGGTGGTGAACTTCGTCAATTGTAGCAGATGGAGAGGAGGGTCTGTGGAACGTGTCCCTTGCCCCCTCTTGACCGAATCATAGCAGGCATTGCTGGCCCGTCAACAGTCATTTCCATAAGCGTTTCTGATGAGTCAAAAAGTTTTAGGCCAGGATTGAGGCTTGTGAATTAGTACATTTGTACTACTCGGTGGGCAAATAAAAAAAAACCGGGGCCCGATTAAGGGACCCCGGTCTGCGTCGCCGGTGATCGAAGATAGGAAGCTAATCATGACATAGTGAACTAATCTCAGGCAAACTACCCTAGATTAGCCGGGCTAGTTTCTGCTGCGGAAACTTACCGTGAACGATCTTGACTGCAGTCTGACATAGCACTTCTGACCAAAGGATCCATCGTATCTCAGGCGGTGCTGACTCTATGTGAGCAAGGGTTACCATTAGCTCTCCCTCAAAGGTAGTGTCAGCGCCTATCTTATGGTGTGTCCAATCATGGATGGCCCGAAAGGCTAGGTTCTGCTGGGTTGACATAAGATCAGGGTTCGGCTCGTTATTCAACCGAGATACTGGCAGCCATCGTGTTTCGCCAGGAAGAACGGTTCGGTCAAGGGCTGACATAGCCTCATCAAGGCTAACCTCTCGCGTTATAAAGAGTGGTTCGATTCGCTCGGCTCGCATCTTAGTGAACTGATCGATCAACCACAGCCGAAAGGCCGTGCGTTCTGCCAGTGTTGGAACGGCGTTAGGTGCGCTCAGCCACGCTTTAGCCAGTGTCTCAGCGTCAACCCTCCCATGGCAGGTAGAGCGGTTCATCATCGGTCTCGGTGTCTGTCTGTGTGTCATTGTCGGAAACCTCCCACAAATGGTAGAACAATTGGTCAGCAACATAGTCTAGATCAAGCATCCTTCAGCATCCTCCGATAGGTCACCCAAGTTACGGCTTGAACTTGTGTTGGTGTTAACTTGTGGCCGCATATTTCAAAGGATCGATCAGCCACCAGACAATAGGCTCGTTGGATTGTTTCATACAACCCTTTACCGATGTTAGGTGTCTTGGTTGTAGGGATGCGCTGTCCGATAAAGACTGAATAAGCGTGCCCGTCAACACAGACCGCATTAGGATCGCCCATAATGGACCTGTAAAAAGCTGTGATCTTTCTACCATTCAAGATTGACACGATAGCCTCACTGTCTAGTGATTCTGTGTCCAATGAAAGGATGTCGATCGCCTTTTGTTTGTTTGTGTTGTAGGTACAGACCTTAGTTAGAGATAGGTCGTGATCACTGAGATAGGCGTTGATCAATCTATCAGCGTCAGCACAATTCCTCTCCCATTTGTTGTTTGGTGATAGTGCTGCGATCACACCGACAGCTTGACCCATTGTGATGTCATAAGCGGCGATCAGCTGGACACCAAACCTATGGGCCCGAGCGTACCATTCTTTGCCCTCAAAGATGTCGGCCTCAGTTGCGAGACTGAGAATGCCTGTTATGTTGCGCGTGTTAGCGCGGTGCTTGACTCGGTTTGCCATGATGATTGCTCCGTGGTGGTTGTTGTGTGTGGCTTGTGATTCAGTAACCCAGAAACTCTAGCAGGGTCTGAGCGTGGCAGGCCTGCATTCTTGGCCAGTGTGTGAATCCGAAGACGTCACCATAAGCTTCAGCCCACGTTGTGTTGTGCATCTTGAGCAGACGTGTTGCCTCAGAGTAGGTCAGGTTGCCGTGTTCGTCAGCATGGTCAAGGACGGATTGTTCAAAAGAATCGTAGACGTAGGACATCGGTCTGTTGTGTTTGGTGGTGGTGGTGGTTGTGGCGGCCTTTGAGACAGCCGCCGGTGATTGTCAGGACAGGATCAGCAGAGTCCCCAGGATAACACAAAGGACAATCAGGATTGTTTGACGCTGTTTCAGGTCTGCGATCTGCTCATCTTGTGTTGTGATCAGCTCCATCGAAGCGTCGATGATGTCGGCTTTGGTGGATGCGGCTGTGACGTTCATGGTCTGGTGTCTGGTGTGTTGTCTGTGGCGGATCGTAGCACGTATGGCGGTTGATCCTGTCGGGGTTAGGTGGGCCAGTGTTCGCCACGGCTCCTGTCCCCGATGAACACAAGGTAGGGCATCTGCGGTTCTGGGTCAAGCCTTTGCAACAAACCGTAACATTCTCAACAAACACATCTAATTGAGAAGATCACAGATTCTATTCTCAATAACAAAGGCTACTTGAGAATGAGAATCGTTCTCACACGCGTACAGGTTGAAACCACCGCCTAACCCCTGTCCAATCCTTTGCGTACCTGCCTTTCACACAATGACGCAACAGGGCCAAACCCCAGCTGCTGCAACGGTTCCTGACTGGACACACCACGCTTGGACACGATTCTGGACACAACATCCACCCCCGGTAGTACATATGTACTGGCCGGACCCCCCTATGGGGGTAGTTGGGGCGCCGCACTAGGCGTTAGGACCTTGAAAATTTGTGTCAAAATTTATGGACCCCTCTACAAGCGCCTAGAAGGGCCCTCCGAGGAGCCGTAGGTGTGCTTACACCTGCGGGGAGTCGGAGGGGGCTTCACGGGCCTTCCAGGGGGCAGTCAGCCTCATCTCATCAAAGAAGCCATCACCAGATTCCGAATACACCGGAGGATCGACCCCACTAGGGGGAAGAGACAGCTCCTTTACTGACTGATCAATTTCCTCAGCAATCCTTCTAGTTAGCATCCGCTCTTGAACGGCAACCAACAGTCCAAGAATTAGGTGCCTGGCCCACTCCGGCCAACCACTGGTCACCTCATAGATGGATTTAAGTTCCGGGACGACAAGGTGGGGCGTCATCTTCAAACCTCATTGGAGCGGGAACGTAGCCCTTTGAAAATAGGACCTTCTGTGCTTCCTGATAGTAGGGGCTATCCTTTGGAGCCACGGCAATGATTTTACGAGCCTGGTCAACTGAAAGGTCAATCATGATTGGATTCCTGAATAACGTTGAAGATGCTAGGGATTTCTTTACAAAGAAGGCTGGCAATGCCTTCCGCAATCTGTCGGTGTTCCAGCTGCGTTTCACAGCTCCGTCTTACTGAGAGGTAATGGAGCCAACTCCTCAGCGTCCCACTCATGTAAAGCCGGGTAGGACTATTGATGATAAGAACCTTTCTGGCACACTCCTTTGCCACACCCAGTTCCAGCAGCCGCTGATACGCAAGCGTTGATTGTTTAATCACGTTGGCACAGAGCTGGTCTGCCTCAGCAATTGCTTCCAGGTCCAGGTCATCGATGCTGTTCTGCCTATTGGTCAGGTCCTGCCGTCTCCACACAGGAACCTCAAAAGGCTGATCCACGGCGGCGTACCGCTGGGAAAACTCCTGGAAGGAGAAGCTACGGTGCCGAAGAATCTGTGCGCTGATGTCCCGGGTGGTATTTATTTCCATACAGGCACTCGCCATTTCAAAGACACTCCAGTGCTTATGCTTAATGCAGTAAGCAATCAGTTTCTCTGGATTTGGATTGGTCTCTTGATTCTTAGGATTGCTAACCCTGGCACAGTAGGTAATGATGGACTCTGCGTCGGGTGTAATCCAGACCAGCCGTGTTGATGACATAGGAAGGTGAGTGAGATGGATAGAGTGAGTGAGGTGGAGGGTAGGTAAGTAGATAGAGGTAATAATAGCTGCTGCTAATGGCTGCTGTAGCGTAGTAATAAAGTGAGCAACTATGGATCCACTTGTCTTTCCGAAGGTCCTTGACTCCCATCGCCCCCAAGAGGGGCTCCGGGACTCGGCGGCCTCAACAAGTCTAGCCATAGTCGTCCGACTCACGCAATTACGTTCCAGTAGTGGGTGTGGGTGGTTCCTCTTCAGCCCTCCTTCGGAGGTCTTCAGCGGTTCCTCAGTACCCCCTAAAGGGGGTCTTCGGAGGTCTTTCCCCCTCCCCCTAACCCCCTCCCGTTTTAGGAAGTACCCTTTTAGGGAATCCACGAATAAACCGTTGTGTCTCCTTGGATTTCTGTGTCATTAAAGGAGCGGCCAGCGACTAGCATGTCTGTGGCAAGGGTGGGCTGTTCGATGAACATGTTGAGCATGTTGTTCCACTCCTGACGCTTTTCTAAGATCAATGCCTCCCTAGAAGAGATGGCAAGGATGTCTTGAAAGTGCTTGACCCCAAGAGCAAGAGCGTCCACTCGGTCGTCGTGTTTGACGGCCCCCTTTTCCCGACACATCCTTGTCAGCTGATACATCAGCATTCTTGGCAGTCTTTCTTCTGGGGCCATGTCGTTGTTGGACTGGTAGTCCCAGTTCACCAGGCGTTGGTCAATGACAAGGCGGTGCTGGTTAAGGACGGGTTCCAGTGTGTCAATGATTCGGTCTTCCTTTCTTGTGGTGGCTCGGCTTTCTTCAAAGGCCATGCCGATCTTCATTTCTTGGGCGTGCTTCTTTAGGAGTTCCATGATGGCACCATCACCGAAGTTGGATTCGATCAGACACGTCTTTGACCCGAACTGCTTTGAGCGGCGCAGGATCTCTCTAAGGGTCGTGTCGGAGTAGCCGTCCTGGGTAGCATAAATATCTCGGATGTAGATGAAGCCATTTATTTGAGACAGGATCATGGAAACGGTCTCGTCCTTTCCTCGGCCTGAGGGGTCTACAGCCGTAATCGTATCGGTCCAAGAAACGAACTCACCAGTCGCTTTGGGTCGATGCCAACGGTCCCCTGGAAGGGCCACAGCAGG